ATACCTGCCGATGATTTGGTAGTCCCTTATTCTGCAACTAACTTAGATGATGCAGAGTCGGTCATTCATGAAATTAAAATTTCATCTAATGAACTAAGAAAACAACAAGTCGGTGGTTTTTACAAAGATATTGATCTTGCACAACCTGCAATGGACAACGATGAGATTGATAAGAAGGAACGAGAGTTAGAAGGTATTAAACAAACGAAGCAAGATGATATTTATACTTTACTAGAGTGTCATGTGAATTTAGATCTTGAAGGATTTGAAGACATGGATGCTTCAGGAGAACCAACAGGAATTAAACTTCCTTACGTGGTCACCGTAGAAAAAGATTCAAGACGAGTTTTATCCATCAGAAGAAACTACAAAGAAGATGATGCTAAAAGAAATAAAATTAATTACTTTGTTCATTTTAAATTTTTACCAGGATTAGGTTTTTATGGTTTTGGTTTAATCCACATGATTGGTGGATTAACAAGAACCGCAACATCCGCACTAAGACAACTATTAGATGCGGGTACATTATCAAATTTACCTGCTGGTTTTAAAACCAGAGGTTTACGAGTTAGAGACGATGCACAACCATTACAACCTGGTGAGTTCAGAGATGTGGATGCACCAGGAGGTAACATCAGAGATAACTTTATGGCATTGCCGTTTAAAGAACCATCTACGGTACTCTTAAATTTATTAGGTATTGTCGTTCAATCAGGTCAACGCTTCGCGTCGATTGCTGATATGCAAGTGGGCGACGGAAATCAAGGCGCGGCGGTTGGAACCACAGTAGCACTCTTGGAGCGTGGATCGCGTGTGATGAGTTCTATTCACAAAAGACTCTACGTTGGATTAAAACAAGAATTTAAATTGCTTGCAAATGTCTTTGCAACTTACTTACCATCAGAATATCCATATGATGTGGTTGGTGCACAAAGACAAATCAAAGCAGCAGACTTTGATGAAAGAGTGGATGTTCTTCCTATCGCAGATCCAAATATCTTTTCTCAAACACAAAGAATTTCTATGGCACAAGCACAACTTCAGTTGGCTCAAACCAATCCACAGATGCATAATCTATATCAAGCTTATAGATCCATGTATGATGCATTAGGGGTAAAAGATGTAAATGCTATTTTACCTCCACCACAACCACCGATGCCACAAGATCCAAGTTTAGAGCACATATCCGCTCTTGCAACTAAACCTTTCCAAGCGTTCCCTGGACAGGACCATAGAGCTCATATTGAAGCGCACTTAAACTTCATGCAACTGAATATGGTAAGAAATGCTCCGATGGTGATGGGTGCAATACAGAAAAATATTTTAGAACACATTTCTATCATGGCACAAGAACAAGTTCAGTTAGAGTTTCCAAATGAATTACAACAAATGGCTGTGTTACAACAAAATCCACAAGCGATGCAAAATCCTCAGATGATGCAACAGATTCAAATGATCACGCAAAAGATTGAAGCAAGAAAAGCACAGTTGATTGGTGAGATGACTGAAGAATTTGCAAAAGAAGAAAACAAAATTACATCACAGTTTGACTCTGATCCACTTCTAAAACTAAAATCTAGAGAAGTTGACCTAAGAGCAATGGAAAATGAGCGTAAGCAACAAGAAGATCAAAACAGATTAGCTTTAGACAAGGCAAAAGCCATGATGGATCAAGGCATTGCAGAAGAAAAACTAGAGCAAAACGAAGATTTAGCTAAATTAAGGGCTGGAGTTTCACTTGCAAAGATGGGAGTTCAGCAAGCGAAGGTAAATTTTGACAATTAATAGAAGCAGTATGAGAAAACAAATGACAAATGGACCAAAAAAGGTTAAAAAAGTTATGAAAGAGTTCAAAAAAGGCGAACTCAACATTGGAAAATCCAAAAAAAAGGTGAAGAGTCGAAAACAAGCAATTGCCATTGCGCTTTCTGAAGCTGGAATGAGCAAGAAAAGGAAAAAACGATGAAAAAAACAGTCAATGTAACATATAAAACTGGCGGTAAGACGATTGAGGCGACAAATCCGACTGAATCTCAAAAAGAAAAAGTAAGAGGCCAGAAAAGAATGTTAAAAGAAAAGCAAAGAACAGCTACTTGGTACTAATATGTGGTTAAGTGCTATTAAATTAGCCGTTCAAGCTGGCTCACACATTTATAAAAACCGACAGCAGACAAAAATGTTGATGTCTGATGCACAAAAGCGTCATGCTGAAGCAATGGCTAGAGGTGAAGCTGAGTATCAAGGAAAATTATTAGAATCACGAAATTCGGACTGGAAAGATGAATTCATTTTGCTTTTATTGTCGGCGCCCATCGTTATGTTAGCCTGGGCCGTGTGGTCGAATGACCCGTCGGCGATGGAAAAAATGAAATTATTCTTCGAATACTTTAGTGATTTACCTTTTTGGTATCAAACGATATTTGTTGGAGTGATCGCCAGCGTCTATGGACTTAAAGCAACAGATTTGATAAAGAGAAAATAATATGCCTAAAGATTTAGAATTATTAAAAGAACCAAAATTTAAAAAAACTCCAAAAGAGCGAAAACAAGAAAAAGCTTTTGGGAAAGATCCAACTGATCTTGGACTTCCAACGATGGGATTAATAGGTATGGGAGCAACTGCTGCATCTAGTGCAGCTTATGACAAAGCTAAAAAATTAGAAAAGAAATACAAAGAAAAATCAGAAAAAAAGAAAAAGAAAAAGAAAGAAGATGCAGAAATGACTTCTAGAGAAGGGTCATTTAAAAATGGAGGTCTTGTAAGACAAGGTAAACCTAAATTAGCAAAAAAAGGATGGAAATAATTATGTTTAACAAAATAAGAAAAGCAGTTGGACTTGCAAAAAAAGCAAAAAATCCAACTACGTTAAAGGTAAAACCTTTATCGGACAGAAGAAGACTTGGCGGTGGTAAGACCGAAAAAATCATGAAAGATTTGGAAGGCGTTAAAAAAATGAGAATTCAAGTTGAACAAGCTGCTAATAAAAATAGAATGAAATACGAAGGCTATGAAGGCGGTAAAAGAAAACCTTTAAAAAGTGATGCTAAAAGTGATATTAGAATTGCACAAGAAGCAAGAAAACGTAGATCAAAAACTAGAAAAGAAGCAGCTGTAGGTGCTGTTGGTGCAGGAACTGCAACTGGTGGTGCTCTTTATGCTGCAGATAAAGTTTCGAAAAAGAAAAAAGGACAGAAAAATGATAAAAAAAATAAAAAATAAAATTTGTATGTTTATTTGTCAGATGTTTAACATCATTCCATGCATGTGTAGTCATGAATGTGAATGTAAAAAAAAGGAGAAAAAATAATGCCGTCTATGAATAGAATGGGTGAAAGAGCAACCCCAAGAAGAAAATCAATGCCTAAAACTAAAATGCCTAAAAGAACACCTAGAACACCTAGTACAGAAGCAAGTGTTAGAGCTAGAAGTATTGGTGAGCCTATGGCAAAAGACCCATTAAGATTAAAAAGATTAAAAAGAGCAGAAGGTGGTAAGGCTTTAAGACCAGTAGATAAAAACAAAAATCCTGGGCTTGCAAAACTTCCAACTAAAGTCAGAAACAAAATGGGTTTCATGAAAAAAGGTGGAATGATAAAAAAATCTAAAAAGAAAAAATAATGATTAAAAATTGTAATCAATGCAAAAAAGAATTTGAGACTGAAGATGAGATCAAAGCATTTTGCAGCGATGAATGTAAACAAGAGGCTTTAGCAGCATTAGACTCTGGTTCTGATGAATGCTTATCGTGTCAATAAATGGCTAAACTTTGTTCAAGAGGAAAAGCAGCAGCGAAGCGTAAATTTAAAGTTTATCCTTCAGCTTACGCAAACATGTATGCATCTGCAGTATGTTCTGGAAAAGTAACTCCAGGCGGAAAGAAAAGAACTAAAAAAGCCGAAGGTGGAAAAGTAGATGAAGGTCCATTAAGAAACAGAGCTAAATATGGACAAAGATCTAAACAAAGTGTTTATGAAAGAAAACAAAATGTTCAAAAAAGATCAGAATATAAAAAAGGTGGAATTGCTAAAGGTTGTGGCAAAGTCATGAACAACCGAAGAAAATTTACAAAAAAATATTAATATGGCTCAAGGCGGTCTGAGAAAATGGGTAGCAGAGAAATGGGTCGACATAGGAGCGCCGAAGAAGAACGGCAAATATCAACCATGTGGAAGAAGCAAGGGGAGCAAAAGGAAATATCCAAAGTGTGTCCCGCTTGCAAAGGCAACAAGGATGAGTGCTGGACAGAAGGCTTCTGCAGTAAAACGAAAACGTGCCGCGTCGAACACTGGCCCTAAACCTAAAAACGTTGCAACTTTTGCAAAAAGAGGTAAAAAGAAATAATGGCAAGATCACCTGCATGGCAAAGAAAAGAAGGTAAATCCGCATCAGGTGGATTGAATAAAAAAGGAGTTGCATCTTATAGAGCTGCAAATCCTGGTTCAAAATTAAAAACAGCTGTCACAACTAAACCATCTAAACTAAAGAAAGGTTCTAAGGCTGCCAAACGTAGAAAGAGTTTCTGCGCTAGAATGAAGGGAATGAAGAAGAGATTAACGTCTGCAAAAACTGCACGCGACCCAGATTCTAGGATCAATAAAAGTCTTAGAAAATGGAACTGCTAATGGACGATCCAGTCAATATAATTTACAAAATACAAAGATCAATTAAAGCAAGCATAGAGTCACTTAATGATGCTATTTTAAGCGGAAGTGTTGACAATATGGAAAAGTATAAGTATTTACTAGGGCAGGCACATGCCTTACAACTAATGCAACAGGATATCTCTAACCTGCTACAAGATAAGGAGCAAACAGATGAACAACCAGACACCACAAATGTCATCGGAGTCGACTTCAGCGGAAGTCCCGAAGACTAAATTAGCTTTAGAAGAAAAATATAAAGCAGAAGAATCAAAACAAGAAGACGATAAAAGAGTTGATGAAACGAACGTGGAATCAATTGCTGATGAATTACCAGAGCCCTCTGGTTATAGACTTTTAGTTTTACCTTTTACACCAAAAGAAAAAACTAAAGGTGGAATTATTATTGCACAAGAATCTTTAGATAAATTACGTATCGCAACCAATTGTGGATACGTCATTAAACTTGGACCTTTAGCATATGCAGACAAAGAAAAGTTTGCAACAGGTCCTTGGTGCAAAAAAGGAGATTGGGTGATCTTTGCCAGATATGCTGGATCAAGATTACCAATTGAAGGTGGAGAAGTGCGTATACTAAACGATGACGAGGTGTTAGGGACAATTAAAGATCCCGAATCAGTCTTGCATCACATTTAACATAGGAGAGCACTATGCCAGAAGAAAAAAATGAACCTATGATTGATGTCGGCGAAGATCAAGGAGCCGAAATTAATCTAGATGAAAACAACGAGCAGGCGAAAGAAGCCGTTGCAGAAGAGAAGGTGGAAGTTGAACAGGTTGAAGAACAACCTGTAGAAGCTACAGAAGAGAAAAAGGATGAGAAGGAAGATGAGCTAAAAGCTTACAGTGAGGGCGTTCAAAAAAGAATCTCTAAACTTACTCGTAAGATGAGAGAAGCTGAAAGGCAAAAAGAAGAAGCAATTGCTTTTGCACAGACTGAAAAACAAAAGAGAGAGGAATATGAAAAAAGATATTCCAAACTAGATCAGTCTTATGTATCCGAGTTTGAAAACAGAGTAACGACAAACATGGAAGCAGCTAGAGCATCTTTAAGAAATGCTATTGAATCGGGTGACGTTGACGCACAAGTCGCGGCACAAGAACAAATTGCACGATTAAATGCTGACGCGACTAAACTTTCAGTGCTTAAACAAGCTCATGAAGAACAACAACAAAACCAAAAGCAGGTTAATATTACACCTCAACAATACAAAGAGGTTAATACTTATAATGGAAGAGAAATACCAAACGATATACCAATAGACGCTAAAGCAGAGTCTTGGGCGGCTAAAAACTCTTGGTTTGGTAATGATTCAGCCATGACTTATACTGCTTTTGATATCCATAAAAAACTAGTCGAGGAAGAAGGTTTTGACCCACAATCTAACGAATACTATTCGGAAATTGATAAAAGAATAAGACTTGAATTTCCAAATAAATTTGATAGAGATATAGGTAATTCTACTGAAAGAGCAAAACCTGCTCAAACAGTAGCTTCAGCTAAACGTCCAAGCGCAACAGGACGCAGAAAAACCGTGAAACTCACACCGTCACAAGTAGCAATAGCTAAAAGATTAGGTGTGCCACTCGAAGAGTACGCAAAACAATTAACCACGAAGGAGGCATAAGCGTATGGAACAAGATAAAAACATAAAAACTTCTCGTGCGAGTCAGACAAGAGCAAAGGACACACGTCCTCAAACTTGGACTCCCCCGTCATCACTAGATGCACCACCTGCGCCTAACGGATTTAGACACAGATGGATAAGAGCTGAAAGCATGGGTTTCGACGATACGAAAAACATGTCAGGCAAGATCAGATCGGGATGGGAACTCGTAAGAGCAGATCAATATCCTGAAACTGATTATCCAATTGTTAAAGAAGGCAAATATGCAGGAGTCATTGGGGTTGGCGGCCTATTGCTGGCTAGGATACCCGAAGAGATTGCGAAGTCTAGAGAAGCTTATTTTAAAAAGCAAACTCAAGACAGAAACGAAGCACTCGATAACGATCTCATGAAGGAACAGCATCCAAGTATGCCTATCAATAGTGATAGACAGACTCGTGTAACCTTCGGTGGTACGAAGAAGTAATCTTTTAGATATTTCTAGATCATCGATTAATTAAAAACCTTTATAGGAGAAAAAAACTATGGCAAACTCAAACACACAAGGTTTCGGTTTAGTCGCTGCTATGAGAGTTGGAAATACTCCAGCTATCTCTGGTCAGTCTAAATACGAAATCGATGCGGGTGAGACTAATGCTATTTACAACGGAGAGCCAGTAAAAGTTGATATTTCAGCAACTACTGGTGGATACATTGTAACTGCAGCAGCAGGAACAGCTATGGTTGGAACTTTAAATGGAGTGTTCTACAACGACGCTACAACTAAAAAACCAACTTTTGCTAACTACTACCCAGCAGGTACTACTCCAGCAAATAGCGAAGACGTAACCGCATTCGTTAATGATGATCCTTTTCAAGAATACATCATTGCGACAAACGCGACTCTAGGTGCTACTTTAGCATTAAGAAAATCTAAAATTGGATTAACTTATGCTACAACTGCAGCGGCTGGAGACACATCTAACGGTAAATCAAGCGTAACTCTAGATATCTCAAGTGCAGCTACTACAGCTAAACAATTGAGAATGGTTAGAATTGCTGAAGATGTGGAAAACCAAGATCAAACAGCAGCTTACTGTTCAGTAGTTGTAAAGGTGAACTTACACCAATACACTGTTGGATCGTTGGCTACAGGCATATAATAGGAGGATATAAATTATGGCTATTAGTAGATCACAACTAGTTAAAGAACTAGAGCCAGGTTTAAATGCACTATTTGGCCTGGAATACAAAAGATACGAAAACCAGCATACTGAAATTTTCGATACAGAAAATTCAGACAGAGCTTTCGAAGAGGAAGTAATGTTATCTGGTTTCGGTAACGCTCAAGTAAAAGGCGAAGGGCAAGGCGTATCATACGACTCTGCTCAAGAGACTTTCACTTCGAGATACACTCACGACACAATCGCATTAGCGTTCTCAATCACTGAGGAAGCTATTGAAGATAACTTGTATGATAGATTAGCAAGCAGATACACAAAAGCTCTTGCAAGATCTATGGCAAACACAAAACAAGTTAAAGCAGCGAATGTGTTAAACAATGCGTTCGATTCAAGCTTCGCTGGCGGTGATGGTAAAGAGCTTTGTGCTACTGACCACCCAACAATCGCTGGTACATTCTCGAACGAGTTAGCAACTTCTGCTGACTTAAACGAGACTTCATTAGAGCAGTCGTTAATTGATATTGCGGCTTTCACTGATGAAAGAGGCTTAAAGATCGCTGCTAGAGGATTAAAATTAATTATCCCAAGTGAACTACAATTCACTGCGGAAAGATTAATGAAATCTCAAGGCAGAGTTGGTACAGCTGATAATGATATCAATTCAATCAACAGCATGGGAATGATTCCACAAGGTTATGTGGTTAACAACTTCCTAACTGATACTGATGCGTTTTTCATTAAAACTGATGTACCAAACGGATTGAAGCATTTCGTGAGATCACCTATCAATACTAAAATGGAAGGTGACTTCGATACTGGTAACGTAAGATACAAAGCTAGAGAGAGATACTCATTTGGTTTCTCTGATCCTAGAGGTATCTTTGGATCACCAGGAGCGTAATCCTGATATTCGATGGGCGGGCTTGACCCGCCCATCAATTTAAGGTAAAGGAGAAAGTGTGAGAACGACTTATTTATTTAAGATATTTACCAAAGAACTGCAGACAAAATTCTACAAGCAAACCGATAGTTCTATGTTGACTATGCAACAGGTGCATAAAGAAATCATTGACTATCTAGGAAAAAATGCTATAGAATGGGAGCCGAATCCATTAAAGTTTAGTGGCACTGCTACTGGCGCTGGATTCTATATAACCTATGAGGAGGTTAACGATGGCACAAAGCACGATGTTACTCTTCGCCAAGAAGATACAACTCGAATCTAAATGGAACGAGATGTACCTTCAAAATGAAGGTAAGATAACAACTGACATGCTGCAGCTAGGAGATGAGATCAAAAAAGTAATTAGATCCATCTTAAAAGCACAAGAAGAAGAGGCATATAACTATGCTAATTCTACTGATTTAGAAATACATCAGTTTGCTGGCTAGCTAGTAGTTAAATTGATAAAAAGTGTGTTTGGACTACGGGATACCTTGCACTTCTCACAAAACTTCTATATAATTTAATCACTATACAAAAATAATTGGTACAGACGCGTATAGTCGACGGCCTAGAGACTGTATCAACTTAACTAGGAGGATAAAACTATGGCACAAACAACCTTTTCAGGTCCAGTAAAATCAGATAATGGTTTCATTGCACCTTCATATACTTTAGTAGAAGCAGCGGCGATCAGTTCACCAGCAACTGGTTTAGTTATCTACGTTTCAGATGCAACGGGTTCAGGAGTTACTGGATCACTTTGTTTCTACAACGGAGCTGACTTTATCGACGTTACTACTGGTATAGCAGTAGCATAAATAATTATAGAGCTCCTTCGGGAGCTCTTAAAACTTAGGAGTTTAAAATATGAAATCAGATGTAAAAGCAGTAAGACAAGATACAGCTGGAACTATTTTTGCTGGAAGAACAAGATTGAGAGGAATTATTCTTGCTTCCGATAATGTTGGAGCAGGAACTGTTATTCTTCAAGACAACACAGATAGCACAACTTTATTTCAAGCAGATGTTCCACAAGGTGATGTCTTTGCATTTAATATGCCTGAAGATGGAATTTTATTCAAAGGCGGAATTAAAAGCTCAACATTAACTAACGCAACAGTTACTGTATTAATAGATAAGTAGGAGGGTAGATGGCTACCTCGGGTACTACATCATTCGATTTAAATATCGATGACATCATTGAAGAAGCGTTTGAAAGAACAACGCTTCGCGGTCTACGAACAGGTCAGCAATTAAAAAGTGCAAGACGTTCACTCAACATTCTATTTTCAGAATGGGGAAACCGTGGCGTGCATCTTTGGAAAGTGAAATCTGCTTCTATTCCACTTGTTGAAGGACAAGCGGAATATAATTATGCAAATGATAATACAAATTTCCCACAAGATATTAATGATGTGTTAGAAGCTTATGTTAGAGATAACACTACAGCAACTGCACCTGTTGATACCACTTTAACTAAAATAGATCGATCAGATTACGCAGCACTTCCAAACAAATTATCTAAAGGAACGCCTTCTCAATATTATGTCCAAAGAACAGTAGCTCCAAGTGTATTTTTATATCAAACACCAAGCTCTTCTTTTTCTGGAGCAAATTATCAACTTAAATTTTACTATATTGCAAGAATAGAAGATGCAGGCGCATACACAAATACTGCAGATGTGGCTTATAGATTTATTCCATGTATGACTGCAGGACTTGCTTATTATTTAAGCATGAAATACTCACCTGAACTTATTCAACCTTTAAAACTGGTTTATGAAGATGAATTACAAAGAGCATTGACTGAAGATGGTCAAAGAACTTCTTTATATATCTCACCTCAAACATTCTATGGAGATGGTGTATAATGGCTTTTGCAAGAGGAAAACATTCACAGGCAATATCAGATAGATCAGGCCAAGCTTTTCCTTATTCTGAAATGGTAAGAGAATGGAATGGATCCTTAGTTCATACATCTGAATATGAATCTAAACATCCACAATTAGAACCAAAACCAAAAGGTGGTGATGCACAAGGTTTACAAAATGCAAGACCTGCAAGAACAGAACCTGCAACTCCAGTTTTATTAAATTCAAATCCTTTTACAGCAACTTCTTCATCAACAACTATTTCTGTATTTGAAGAAAATCATGGAAGAACAACTGGAGATATTGTTTGTTTTAGAGATGCGTCTTTTGGATTTGGTATTGATGATGTTAACAACACATCAGGATTTACAATTACAGTAACCGATGCTAATAACTATACATTTACTTCTACAAACACAGCAACAGGAAGTGGAAAATTTGGAGGAGGAACTGCGTCTGCTGGACCAGTGACGATATCAAACTAACATGGCATACACTTTAGATAATTTAAGAACAGATATTAGAAACTACACAGAAGTAGACAGTAATGTTTTATCTGATTCTGTTTTATCAACGATTATTAAAAATGCTGAGAATAAAATTTATAGAGATACAGATACTGATGATGATAGATTTTATGCAACATCAAATCTTCAAGCTGGAAACCGATATGTCACCATTCCATCTGATTTAAGAATTATAAGATTTGCTCAGCTTACCGATTCATCTGGAAACCAAGTTTATTTAGAACAAAGAGATACTTCATTCATGGCAGAGTATTATGACACTCCAGGCACAAGTTCTGGTCTTCCTAAATATTATGCTAACTGGGATGCTAATTACTGGGTGGTCGCACCTACTCCAGATAACACTTATTTAATTACTTTGGCTTATAATAAGCAACCCGCAAGCATTCTTGATGCACCAGGAGCAACTGCTGGAACTTATACATCTAATAAATATCAGGATTTACTTTTATATGCATGTCTGATAGAAGCATATGCATACTTGAAAGGGCCTGCGGATATGTTACAATACTACACGCAAGCTTATCAACAAGCTCAACAATCGTACGCGATCGAACAACAAGGTCGTAGACGCCGAGACGAATATACTGATGGTGTTATTCGTACTCCTTTAAAATCTGTAAATCCATCGCAATAAACTAAGGAGAAAAATAAATGGCTAATATAGTACCTGACTCTTTTAAAACAGACCTATTAGGTGGTGTGTTTGATTTTGATTCTGGTGGATCAACTTTCAAACTTGCATTGTACACTGACATTTCTGGTTTCAGTACTGCCACTCCAGCTTATACAACGACTAACGAAGTTTCTTCGTCTGGTACAAACTATACAGCGGGTGGAAATACTTTAACTAACAATGGCGTGGCAATTGCATCTAACATTGCTTATGTTGACTTTGCAGATTTAACTTTTTCATCTGTAACTTTAACAGCTGATAGTGCACTGATTTATAAAGGCACATCTAATGAAGCAGTATTAGTTTTAGATTTCGGCGGCGATAAAACTGCAACTAACGGAGATTTCGTTATTCAGTTTCCAAACGCTGATTCATCTAATGCTATTATTAGACTTGGCGACGCATAATAGTTTAGGAGTAGTAAATGGCTTTTGTACTGAACGATAGAGTAAAAGAGACTAGTACGACTACTGGAACTGGAACTTTTGATTTGGCTGGCGCCGAAACAGGTTTTGAAAGTTTTGTTTCAGGAGTGGGTAATAGTAATATAACTTATTACGCAATTTCAAATGATGGAACAACAGAGTTTGAAGTTGGGATAGGTACTGTTACATCTGGTTCTCCCGATACTTTATCAAGAGACACGATTATTTCTTCATCTAATTCAGACGCAGCCGTAAACTTTTCAGCGGGTACGAAAACCGTATTTTGTACATTGCCTGCATCAAGAACACCTTCTGCAGGAATGATAGCACAAACATTTGTGAATACTCACAACTCAACGATTTCTGATGATCAGACAGTTGATTCAGGAGTCTTGGCAGGACCTGTCACGATTACAGGTACACAA